TTAAAGGTAGAGCCAAAACAGATGCAGAACTTGTCAGAGATATCAAGGATTTTATCGGCTACAAAAACATATCGGCTATTTATCTCGACCCTGCTGCTGCCTCGTTTAAAATTGCTCTTAGGCAAGCTGATTTACCAGTTATTGACGCTAATAATGACGTGTTACCTGGCATTAAGACGGTGGGTAAATTTATTGCGGGTAAAAATATCGCAATACATAAGGATTGTATCAACCTAAGAGAAGAAATGCAGTCATATGCTTGGGATTCAAAGGCAGCAGATAGAGGCGAAGATAAGCCTATTAAGAAAAGAGATCATAGTTGCGATGCCTTACGTTATGCCTGTCATACAGCCTTCCCACAAGGTGAATTTGATCATCCCGATGAATATCTAACTATAGAGCAACTTAGACGTAAAGTCTATGGTGAAAATGATATGTATAGCGATTTTAACAATCTTTTACATGGATGATACTTTTAATGCAAAAAGTAGGTAACAAGTTACCGGGTCAGCCTAATAAATATTTTACTTACCCGATGTGCGATTATGATAAAGATGGCTATTCCGATGCTACATTATTTCACCCTTTAGATTATGACTTACTCACTGTGAAACTTAAGGGTAAAAAAAATACAATCAAAGCCTGGTGTTGCGGTAATTCATGGGATGGCTTACTCATGGAAGATGGCGACATTGTGACATTCTGGAAAAAATCAAAGCAAGAAGATGAAGAGTAAAAAAAAGATTAAATTAATACTTTAATCCTGATATATATTTAAAATTATATATATAAGGAAATTCATGCCATCTTACGAAAAAGTGGGCTTCAATGCTTCAATGGCTACAGGCTATTTAGACCCATCCGATGTATCATCCAAGAATTTAAAACAAATGAAGGATGACTTCTACGCTTCTAATTACGTTGGTTCCTCAACTTATTGGGTTCAGGGTGCAATTGACAAGCGATTTAAAGTCGGCGATCAGTCGATGTATTCATACGGTAATAATAATATAAATCAAAATTCCTATCGTTATTTCTTTAATCTTATCAGACGTCATATAAATATGATCTGTGGTTTTCAGCGCAAGAATAGAAAATCAACAATTGTATTACCAATTCACGATCAAGATGATACGTTGGCAGATGATTTCAATGCTACAATGCGATGGTGTGATGATAGAGATGGCTTTCAAGAATACCTATCAGAAAGTTTTGAAGGTGCTGTAGATGTTGGAGAAAATCTATTATTTGCATATTTAGATTACACAAATGACCCGGTGTCCGGTGACCTTAAAACTGACGCTGTATCATATAATAATTATTTGATAGATCAATATTATAGGAAACAAGATTTATCCGATTGTAACGGTGTTTGGCGAAGGCGTTGGGTATCTAAAGAGATGGCTAAGTGCCTCTTGAAAGGTTATGATAAAGAAATTGAGAAAATGAATCCATCAGGCATGAAGGATGGTAGGTTTCCAATTCAAGCAGAACTACAAAACGCAGCTCTTAATAAACTCTTTACCTATGATGAATTTCATTATAGGACGACAAGAGAGGCTACTATGATTATTGACCCATACACAGAGGAGTCAATAGAATGGGAACAAGATATAGACGATCAAGAAGATATGATGGAGAGAACGCTAGCACAACAACCTTGGCTTCAAGTTAAAAAGATGCAGATACCAACGGTTAAGCTTTGTATATCTCTTGGTGACAAGATGGTATACGATGGGGCTAATCTGCTTAATATTGACACTTATCCCTGTGTGCCAAGTACAACTTACTATGAACCCGATGTAGTGAATCCAGCGTGGCGAAAAATGGGGGTCATTCGGAATCTTAGAGATGCTCAATTCCTTTATAACATGCGAAAAGTAATAGAACTTGAAATACTTCAATCTCAAATTAATAGCGGTTGGATATATCCTGTTGATGCTGTAACAGATGTAAAAGCATTCAGACAAACAGGCCAAGGATTATTGATACCTCTTAAATCCGGTCACTTACCACAGGAAATACAAAGGATTGAAGCTGCTGCAATCCCGCAATCTTTACTTGAATTAAGTGCTAGTTTAAGCGAAGATATAACAAAAATATCAGGTGTTAATGAAGAATTATTGGGAAGTGCGACCGACGATAAGAGTGGAATCTTATCAATGCTTAGACAGGGTGCTGGACTTACTACATTGCAAACTATCTTCGACAAATTGGACTACACTCAACGATTGTATGGAAAGATTCGGTTGCAAGCTATACGCAAGAACTTCAGTAAGGGTAAAATACGTAATATCCTTGGGCATGATCCTGACGAAAGATTTTTTACAAGCCACAGCCAGAAATACAGCCTCGCTGTCGAAGAGGGAAATTACTCTACTTCTCAAAGACAAATGGAACTACAACAACTATTGCATTTTAAAGAACTTGGTATGGGTATTCCAGACAAATCCATCTTACGTGCAGCATTTATTACTAACAAGCGACAAATTGAACAGGATATGGAAGAGGTCAATCAGCAACAACAGCAAGCACAACAAGCCGAAAATGAAACAAAAATGAAAGTTGAGAATGCCAAAGTCATGAATATGTTTTCTAAGAGCAAGTTAGATATGGCTAAAGTAGCAGAATCTGAAGCTAAAGCTAAAGAGCTTGAATCCCAGGCAGATCATAATCAAATGGAAGCAGACTATGCCCTTGTTAAGACAGCAATGGAGCTTGAAGATGTGCAGTTTAATCAGATCAAAAATGCTTTTGAACTAGCTCAAACAATGAAAATGGCACACAGAGAAGAGCAAATGATGCAACAACAAAATCAATTACAAATGCAACATCCACAAGATATTGCTCAATAAAAGATATAATTATGGTAGCGACCCCAAAAATAAAGATTAAAGGTTTTGTTAAACATAAAGATAAAGCCGAAATAACAAAAAAAGATATGTCTGATTTAAGAAAAGATGAATCAGGAAAAAAATACAAAAATAAACCAAAAATTGTAAAGAAAAAATAAATCAGCCGTAAGGCTAAGGAGTAAATATGGCGCATAGTAAAGAAGCACATGCAAAGAAAAATGCAATGGCACAATTTAAAGAAGGTCACAGCGAAAAGAAAATGTCACAACTTGGAGTTGCTGATGGCAAATATACTCAAGGTGAGTTTAGCAATCCGGAAGAACTGGAAAAATCTAACAATGCCTTGGCATCATATGCTAAAAAGAATAAGATGAAATACTAAACGTATTAGAAATATGGGCAGAGATGCCCTTTTTAAAGGAACCAAATGAAAAAATCAAAAGAGTATAGCAATGGCATCGAGAAGTCGAAAGAGCATTGGGAAATGAGAGTACCTGCAACAGCCGAAGGCTTTGGAAACGACCCAAAAGGTGCATTTTTACCAAGACCCGGTAAAGATAGAGCGCAACCTCATGAAAAGATAAATGAGTGTGACCATTGATTAAAGAAACAGCAGGCTTGCTGTCACAAAAAGCTAATAGAGATACAACAAAGTATAATGCTATTGAAGTAGGTCATGCACTTGCAGATGATATTACACCTCATCTGATGGAAGCTATAGCCAACTATCATAACCTCATTGATGAAGAGGAATTTTGCGTTGTCATGGTGATAGCAAAAGACCCACTTATTCCAAATCTAATGCGAAGAAAATTCTATTGCTGGCCTTATCTTCCTAAACCTAGACCTAATCAATCTGTTTTCCTTTACAATAAAGCATTAGACCGCATAACAAAACGATTATGGGTCTTACCAAGCGATATGGTAATGGCAGAACTTGCAGGTACAAACATATTAGTACACAAAAAATATCAAACAATGCAAGCATGGTCAGTCGCTTTTTTTAAAGGAACATTTTGGGAGTATATCAGGCATGAAAGTCAAATAACGATGCCAAGTGAACATGAATACTTTTTAGCGCATAGACAAGAACTTATTGACGCCGGCTGTAATCTTTCCAACTCTAATCTTCCCGAGGCCTTTGATTTCAGTAAGATCAACGTCAACAAGGTCGAAGACCCTACGAAAACCATTTTTGAGTAATATCTCTTCTGTTTTACTATCTAAGCAAAGGCATCCAAGAGGCACATCAGTCATTGAATGAGTCAACATTTTATTATAATTTTCTAGACTTATCAGTAATTTTTTGTTAATTTCTAAAGCGTCAGCATCAGTTAATTTAATTTCATTCATTCAAGGAGTCCGTTTGAATAATAATATCCCAGAAAGTATACAAGAACCAAAAAAAGAGCAAGTTCTAAATGAACAACAGCCAGTTACACAGCAAATACAACCTGAACAAGTTGAAGACAAAAATTGGGCAGCTATTAGAGAGCAGCGTAAAGCAGATAGAAAGGCACGAGAAGAGGCTGATAAAAGAGCAGCAGATAAAGCAGCCGAAGCAGAAGCCCTAAGAGCAGCACTTGAAGCAATCACAAATAAGCCTAATAACAACTACAGACAAGAAGAAAGAGAAGAGACGGAAGACGAGATCTTAAATAAGAGGGTAGATGCGATCATTAAGCAAAGAGAAGCTGAATACTTTCGTAAAAATGAAGAGAGGGAAAGGGCAGAATATCCAACAAGGCTTAGACAAGCAATGCCAGACTTCGATAAAGTCTGTGACGCAGAGAACCTCGATTATTTGGAATACCATCATCCCGAAATTACAGAGCCATTTAAACACATGCCCGATGGATATAAGAAATGGGAGGCACTTTACAAGGTGACAAAGAAACTCATACCGAATCTTGATCATAAGCACGATCAAAAGAGAATAGAACAGAATCTAATGAAGCCAGGTTCACCATCAAGCACAGGAACCACGCAAGGCGTAGGAATTGTCCCATCAGCAAGACTTACAGAAGAAAGAAAGATGGAAAACTATAGAAGAATGCAACGGGATATAAAGGGGTTGAAATAAATTTATAGATCAGGTAATATATTTAAAGATATGTCTAGGGTAGCTCCCGAAAAACTGTTTCTGGCAGTTTGACATATCCTTTTCATCCAGATTAACTACAGAGGTTATTATGTCAGAATTTAAATTCGAAAAAAAATGTTCATTTTGTGAAAATATTTTTAAAACAAATAAAGATGCAAAACGTTTTTGTCGTCCAAGGTGTAAAAAGCAATTTTGGGATAAAGAACATTCAAGATTAAGAAAAATTAAATTAAATACAAAAAGCGTAATCATAAATTCCTGTCGTATTTGTCAAATAGAATGCAGGAATTTTGAAGATTCAGATCCTTTGTGTAAAAAATGCACGCTCAAAGTTATTAGACGAAAAGAACAAAATAGATCTATTAAAACAGAAGACATCATTAGAGATGATTTTGAATATAAAAATAGAAAAATTGGTCACCTAGATAAACATGGTTATGTTTTAGTTTCTGGAATTGGACATCCTAACGCCGAAAAGGCGGAAGAATTAGGGAACATATTTTATTTAT